AGCGTTTGGTAATTGGGAACTTGACCACACTTGGGACGGTTGCTCAGAGGACGTCTATCTTCATTGGGAACATAGCGACGAAGAGCACGAGGCGTTCATGGAAGAGTATTGGGACGATCGATACGGCTACCTTGAAGAAACTCTCGGTTTCCAATCAGAAGACCTTGAAGTGTTTATCTACAATGGTATCGAAATCCTTGATGCAGAAGAAGCCGAAGAAGAGTGAATATCTTTAATCTAAATGACGACCCCAAGATCTGCGCTCAAGAGCATTGCGACAAGCATGCGGTCAAGATGAATGTGGAGTATCCGCAATTGTTATCGACAGCGCACCGAGTCTTGGACGGGCATGAGTACATTGGCAAGACAGCCAATGGTCGTAACATCAAACGCTGGCGGTTGGACGAGTATGACGACGAGATCTATCTCGCCTGTCATGTGAACCACCCATCAGCTATTTGGTGTCGCGAGTCTCAAGCAAACTACATCTGGTTGTACCAGCTCTGGGCAGAACTTTCTGCTGAGTACACTCACCGCTATGGCAAGGTGCATACTTGTTGGCAAAAACTCGGCGGTATACTGGCATTTCCACCCAAAAATATTCCAGTGGGTACAGGAATGCAAGACCGCACTCAACCACCACCTGCCATGAAGTTGTATCCTCAGTGCATCGTTCCAGGTGATTCTATCCAGTCTTACAAAAATTACTATATAGAAGCAAAGGCACATTTTGCCAAGTGGACTAATAGAAAAACACCAGAGTGGTTCAGTAATGCACGAATACAATTGCAAAGTAGTGAAGGTGGTTGATGGCGATACTGTAGATGTCGACATCGATCTTGGGTTTGGCGTTTGGTTGCGCAATCAGCGCATTCGGATGCTAGGTATTGATACACCAGAAAGCAGGACAAGAGACAAAGTTGAGAAGAAATATGGTCTACATGCCAAAAACTATCTCAAAAATGCTCTCGGTAAACAGGCTGTCCTGCGAACGACTAAGGATGGTCGTGGTAAGTTTGGTCGTATCTTGGGCGAGTTTGTCATTTATGATCCAGTGGAAGATCGCGAAACGACTGTCAATGCGACAATGATCCGCGATCACATTGCTGTTGAGTATCATGGCCAATCCAAAGAAGATATCGCAGAGGCGCATCTCAAAAACAGGGAAATAATTGGAGATCTATGAGAATAGTTCTGTTGGTTGTTATGCTAACAGGATGTGCTTTGAGACCCCCAGACGATTGGGGAGTCGAATTGAAAGACATGGAAGGTGTGGGTAATCCTGACATTGAAGAATGTCAAATTACTTTCGGCGGCGAAGTGCCGATGGTTCCATGTACTATTGAAGTGAATGTTGAATGGGAAATTTAATATGTGGAAGTGGGTCGAAAAACTCATGGGGGTTCCTCTAGAGGATAATCCCGTAGACCAGACCATCCTCGAAAAACTTCCTGGTCCAGATAATGAACAAGTGCAGGAAGTTTACAAAGCCAGATGGGTTTGGTATCATACAATCCTTGCAATAGAGATTATGTTCACGAATGTCCTTTTACTTTTGATCCTCTTTGTGCTGGCATTTAAGTAATGGCAAACACAAGGTTGTTCAACATTCGTGTGCCAGAATATCTACACGGCGAATTTAAAAAATATGCACAGGAGCAGGGAGTGTCAATGGCTACCCTGCTTTTGGGTTACATGGAAAGAGTAGTGAACGGCGAGGAAGAGGCGGTACAAAAGTCTAAAGAAAATGTCGAGTTTGATCCACTACAGGCAATTCGTTATCAGTATAAAGAAGGTGAGGACTACTAATGCCTAAAATTGATTATCGTTACAATGAGTCTGCTTTGGTCGATGAGCTACAAGATTATATTGATTCGACTTACAACGAGCATTACTCCAAGAACAAGTTTCAAGCAACCGAGTTTATCATTGATGGTGGACATGGCGAAGGGTTTTGTCTCGGTAACATTCTGAAGTACACTCAAAGGTATGGTCAGAAAGAAGGCAAGAACCGTAAGGATTTGATGAAGGTTCTTCACTACGCAATTATTGCATTACACGTCCATGATTTAGAGCATGATCAAGAACTTTGAATATTTAAACTTATTCCCAATTCCTGTCATGGTGGTAGATGCTGATCTGCCACATAAAGAGATTGCGGATTATGCCCGCGAGCAGTTGGCACCCACCAACAAATACACTTCATATTATGAGAATGAAATGAATGCCGCGATGTGTGAACGTATGCCAAGTGGCAGGAAATTTAGAGATCTGGTTGAAAGGCTGGGTCACGATTTTGCCAAGCATAACCAGTACCAAAGAGAATTGAATTTAAATGTGTCTTGGTGGTTTTCTGTTTACGCTGAGGGAAACGATCACTGCTTGCATATACATCCAGGTGCCATGATATCTGGCACATACTATGCGCACAGCGATGAAGACTCTGTGCCGATTAGATTCAGAGCGCCGCATTACACACACGCAATGCAAACTTCATTGGGTGTGTTGAGCGAAAATGCAGTCTGGAATTTTGTCAAACCAAAAACGGGTCAGATATTACTTTGGCCATCTTGGCTCGAACATCAAGTCGGTAAACAGCCACCAGTTGATAAGGGTAGAGAAAGGGTTGCTCTCTCCTTTAATCTTTCAGAAAAACCGCTAAACAGTTGATCTTGCAATCATTATAGTGCTTGTTTTGTTGCCCCTCCTGCGATAGAATTATAGAGTCGAAAGAGGAGACTGACATGCTACATGGTTCGATGACCCACGATTTTACTGGTCGTAAGATCAAGAAAAGTAAGGCGAAAGGTGAGGTGTACACCAAGTACAAAGCACCATCATTCAGACCCATGACTCGCTCGACTAACTACAGAAGAGACGAGGGACTTGTATATGCCTCTGCTGACGATTCAGCTGGCAGTGGCGTATGTGCAGCACCAGAGCGCAAGGAGTACACTGGCACTTTGGTTAAGGGTATCGGCACTATGCACAAAAGTAATGCCGTTCCCATCATTGATGAACAGCAGATGAAAGATCTGGCTAGTATGAGGAGATAGTTGTAGTGATCAGGAATGATACAGTTGCTCGCCTGAAGACGACAGGTGAGGTGGTCAAGGTTGTTGGTGGTGGTGATAATGGTTACACCAATTGCATTTTTACTTTGCGTGATCCTTGGGGCAATCCCATTGTTTCCCGTAAGGGGAAAACAAGCGTGCTTCAGCCAGTTAGAAATGACAAATTAAATATTGAGAAGGACTGATGAAGCAATTTAATCTAGAACTAGTCGAGGATCTTCCTCAACTGAAACGTGTCACTGTAAATGGCAAACGTCATTATGTGGGGACCGACGATGAGTTGGTCCACCCTTATCCATCTGTTACCACTATTTTGAGTGCTGATAGAAAACAACAAAGAGCACTCGCCGAGTGGCGAAAGCGAGTCGGAACCGAGACTGCGAATAAAATATCACGACAGGCAGCTGGACGTGGCACATCTGTGCATCAATTGATTGAAGATTACATTCAAGGAGTCGAGTCACAAGGCACTATCATGCCGCATATCAAAGATATGTTTTCTCGCCTGAAGTTGGTGGCTGACGAATCTATAGATAATATTCGACTGATTGAAGGTTTGATGTTCTCACACCACTTGAGGTGTGCGGGTACAGTTGACATGATCGCCGAGTTTGACGGCAAGCTGTCAGTGATTGATTGGAAAACTTCCAAGAAAAGAAAAACCAGAAGCAGAATCTATAATTACTTCAAGCAAGAGGCGGCATATGCTGTGATGTTTGAAGAGATGACTGGACAAGCAGTTACACAACTTGTTACAGTTGTTACAACAGAGGACGGTGAGTCTCAGGTGTTCGTAGAACATCGAGACGAATGGATCGGTGAATTCATAAAGTTGAGAGACGAGTATGAGCAAAGGCGAGACGAAGGTACACTGGAACTACAGAGTAGCGCATAGACCTGGAAGTGCAGTGCCTTCTTATGGGATTTATGAAGTTTATTATGATAAAGACTTCGATATTGCCATGTACTCCAAAGACCCGATCTCTCCTTTTGGTGATACTGCTGAGGAACTTGAAGCCGACGTTACTATGATGCTACATGCGTTCAATGAGGTTCCTCTTAATTTAAACCACGTTGATTACATGATAAGACAAAAAGAAAAGCATGTAAAGAACAAGGAAAAGTAGATGTGGAATCGATTTAAAAAATGGTTGCGTGCCAAGATCAAGGACGCATATCTCCTTGAGGTCTATTTTGTGCAAGAGCAATTTTTGGATAAGAATGGGTTGAAGTCAGTCACGAGAGCCAAACGGTCTTGGACAGTTGCTAAAGTGAAGAAGCATAGCGAGACATATATTTTGGCAATACTCCCCGATGGCAACATACTTGAAGTGAAGTCGCCTGAACCGTTCGGTTATACTATTACAAAGTTATACTAACGTTTGTGGTGTCTCTCAAGTTCATCAACTCGCTCGTCGAGTTCATCAATATCTTCAGAGTGTTGTTGGGTTCGCTCTTCCAATTTCGCAGAAGAGGTGCTAAGTGAATCCGAAAGACCACGGATTCGATTTTGTTGGTCTATTTCTGCTGTAGAAATATTCTGCACTTGATCTCTAACATAACCAAGTTGAAGGTCCACATAGTTAAGGATGCCAAAGATACTCGTGCCGATAATACCAAAGAATGTCAACACCGCACTAACGATTGCAGTATAGTTGACAGGTTTGTTACCAATATTAATTAAGTGTGCTTCTACACGATCAATGTTATCGACAATGGATGAGATATCTTTTTCTACTGACTTCAATCGTCCTTCTTGTACATGCATTTTACTTTCTAATTCAGACAATCGCTCGTCTGCCATACATTACTCCTATGCAAATATGGCGACTCTATTTAGGGTTATACATAACTGAATGAAGAACATTTATCTTGCACAGGCGAACCATTCTTCAGGTAATCCTACCGATGCAGATCATGGCATGTGGCTCCCATATAGCGTTGCATGTTTGTGGTCATACGCAAAGCAGTTCAAAGATATTACCGATGAGTGGCAGCTGAAAGAGCTGATCTACTTGCGAGAAAATATCGAGCCATTTGTTGACCGTCTTGATCAACCTGCCCTGATTGGATTTTACTCATCTGTTTGGAATGAGCAGTGGTGCCTAGCAGCTGCAAAGGCAGTCAAAGAAAGATATCCTGAATGTATAATGCTCTTTGGCGGTCCACAACCAACACCTGACTACCCCGACAAATACGAATTTGTGGACTCGGTTTGTGTCACTGAGGGGGAGGCGGTGTTCGTCGAAATGCTCCGCACTATATCGAAAGGTGAACCATTGCAAAAGGTTTATCAAGGAGATAGGATAAAAGAAGTTGAGCATTTGCCATCGCCATACTTAGACGGCACAATGGATCACCTGTTCGAGCTGTATCCAGAACAAGGGTGGAGTATGGGCATTGAGACCAATCGCGGATGCCCATATGCCTGCACATTTTGTAACTGGGGTCTACTCACATATTCTAAAGTAACCAAGTTCGATATATCTCGAGTGGTCTCTGAATTCTATTGGGCTGACGGTAAAAATATCCAGATCGTTTTCCTCACTGACGCCAACTTTGGCATCTTCCCAGAACGCGATCTTGAAATCGCTCGGGAGTTTAAGAAGTGCGCTGACCGACCAGAGTCACCATTTGTTTTGTTCTTCAGCAGTTATGCTAAGAATCAAAATGAAACCATTGTTGAAATAATGAAGCTGCTTGAAGAGTATACCGATGTTGGTGAGGGACTGAAGGTTAGTTTACAAACTAGATCACCAGAGGCGCTAGAAGCAGTGAAGCGCAAGAATATGAAGGTGAACAAACTCAACCACATTATTGCTTTGACACAAAAAGAAGAAATACCAGTATCAACTGAGATGATACTTGGGCTTCCAGGAGAGACACTGGAAGGATGGAAGAATTCATTATGTATGAATATGGAGATGGGTTCGCATAAGTTCACTCGAGTGTACCCACCAATCATGCTACCGAATACTGAGATGGCTGACCCTGAGTATCGAGAAAAGTATCAAATCGAAACTGTGATTGCTCCGATGTCCAGCTTAGACTTACATGGTAATCGGTTTTCAGATGTAGTCGAATATAATGAAGTTGTTTGTTCAACCAAGGATATGTCAAAGCAGGAGCTGATTGAAGCATGGAAGTACACTTGGATGGTCGAGTCTCTGCATTATACAGGCATGGCATTTGTCTACTCTCGGTATTGTAATGAGATACTTCATATATCCCACCGTGAGTTTTGGGACAGCCTGTATGAGTTCATCAAAAACGACAGCGTCTATTTGAGAAAATTATATGACGAAGCGGAAGAACAGCTGCAATTATTCTTTGACGGTAAGTTGGCTGTCTCATACACTGGCGTTTATGAGCGAGCGACGCACAGGGTATTTTATGAAAAAGAGTTGATCATGCCAGAGCTGGAAACTTGGATTCGCAATTTCATACCTGACATTGATGATGGCGTGATAGTTTTCCAAAATCATTATCACTGGCGAGAGATAGGCGTCTA